GTAAAGACAGACTTGGCAAAGTACTTCAACTTGCCAAACCCCGGGCTGAATAGCTTTCTAGATAGAACGGAAAGAGGTCAACCCGACGATTATCGTACCCCGTTTTGGAGCGGAGCCCCTAGAGCTAAAGTGCTCGAAGAGTGGCAGAAGGTGGTTGACGTTAAAGACGTTGACTCTTTAATGCCAGGGTTGTACGACATAGAAATGGAGCAGAAAAGTAAGGTTGGGCCTTATTCAATCATGCTTCCGTTCGAGCAAAGGCTGGACGATGTAACATCATACTTTACTCTACCTAAAGATGATGTAAGACCGATTCCACGCGAAGTTCTCACAAAGGTCAAAGGGGAACTACGTAGGGGGAGCTTATCCCTCTCCAACTACAAGAATACGCTTGCTGAGATGAAGCTCAATACCAACAGCGGCGCACCTGAGTTTATTCGAAGGAATTCAGTAGTTGATGAGACGCTAAAATTGTTAGAGTCTGGGTATAATAACTGGGTAGCCATATTGGGATGGCGAGGACAACAAGGTGGCATGGAAGATGAAGACGTTAAACAACGTGTAGTTTGGATGATGCCCTTTGGATTAAATATACTCGAATTACAGTTCTACAAACCTTTAATTAAGGCTTGGCAGACAGATGGGACTTTCCCAGCACTCATCTCCTTGAGAGCTGTTGAGAAGCAGGTCACTAAGTTGTTTGATACTAAGAGAAGTGATGATCTAGTGGTAGCTACCGACTTTTCCAAATTCGACCAGCACATCAACACCCATCTTCAAGATGTAGGACGTGAACTGATCTTGTACCAATTCAACCGACAAGATCATCCTCACATAAATAACGTGTATCCACTCAAATTTAACATTCCTATAGTCTGTACTAGTGATGTTACGGTGGAAGGTAGACACGGTATGGGGTCAGGTTCTGGAGGTACTAACGCGGACGAGAATCTGATACACCGATCCCTTCAACACACAGCCGCACACGAAGCTGGACAAGTATTAAATCCCGCCTCCACTTGTCTTGGTGATGACGGCATTCTCTCTTATGATGGGATAAAGGTTGATGATGTAGTATCTGCATATTCTGCACGTGGTTTGGACATGAACATTGATAAGCAGTATGCAGATAAACACTCGACATACTTTCTCCAGAGGTACTACCATGATACCTATCGAGATGAGTCCGGAGTAATGTTGGGGGTCTATAGCACATTCAGAGCCTTGGGTAGGCTACTAGGCCAAGAGAGATTCTACAACCCTGAAGTGTGGAGCAAAGAATTGGTAACACTCAGAGCGTGGAGCATATTAGAGAATACTGCGAACAGTCCGTTGTTCGAGGATCTCGTGGAATTTGTACTAAAAGGTGATAAGTTTAGATTAGGTCTAAACATACCAGGTTTCATCGATAA